AGCCATAATAGCTACTGTTTTGTCTTCCTCGAATACTGTATAATGTAATATACACGCTGCTGAGGTAACTGTTTTACCTTGCTGTCGTCCTTCCATAAGAACCACACGCCTGTTATTCATTATTTTTTCTACTTTCTTTTTCTGGCAATCGTATAGTTTAAATGGTTGTAGACCAGAGTCTAGTGTAATAATTTTTACATAGTTTTCTATAAAATATACAGGATCTTCCTTACATTTAACATATTCTTGTATTTCTTCTTTTGTAAAATCGTGTTGATATGCTAACGGTTTAAGGTTAGGATTGCCGTGATATGATACTTGTTCAGGTTTTGGCATCTGGTTCTACATCGATAGTTTTAGTATCGTCTTCTTTTATGGCTTTTAATAAATCTTTTGTGCTACCTACAAATAAATTGTTCTGCGTTTTAATATTCCTTGCTTTAGGATCGTCTGCTGTTATTCTCTTTTGTCTTTCATGTACATCTAACATGTCTTTAGCATTGTCCTGTAAATTTTTAATTAATCCACCTGCTACTTCGTATGCTCTAGGTTGATCTGAGTTTCTTGCTATATGTAATATGCCTTCTATTGCCTCTGCGTTATAGGCCTCTGCCTGTTTTAACATCATTCTGGCATACTGTAAATCTTCTTCCTGTTGTTTTAAGTGTAGAGCTTGTTTATCCTCGTCGGACATGTCTACTGCCGGGAGTTGTCTTTCTTCTTGCGTCTTTTTAAGATTTGTTTCGAGAGCTTTTGTTATTTCTTTTGTATTAAAACTCTTATCTAAATCTTCAAAGGTGTTTTTAGTCTTCGAATGCTTCATCAAATTCCTCCAAGAATGAATATGTATCAGCTACTGTGGCTGATGCTGGGTTTACAGATGCTGTAACTGTACCTTTACCCGCTGCTAGTTTGTTTTTGTCTAATGATAGTGTAGGATCACTGTAAGCATTAACAATTGCTTTCTTGATAACATCTACATTAGCAACATGGCTGTAGAAGTTAAGTCTCATGGTAAAATTTAAAGTCCATATTACACTCAATCTATTAGCAAACTCGCCTTCGTATTCATCTTCATAATTAACATTATCTAGTGTGATTTTTATATCTCTTTTTATTCCCAATTCTGGGAGATCGTTTATTGTTACATTAAAATCAGGATTAAAGTAAGGCAATATTTGTTCTACTATTGCTAATCCATCATTTTGATTCTTCGCAAATATATATAATGCCATATTCATGTTCCATGGAGCAGAAGTAAATACTGATCTAACTGTATTAGGATCGTCTCCTGTTCCTACTACTCTATGTCTTGTTATAGGCGCTATTTTTCTTGCTGGATCGTAATCCAATCCATTAATTTCAAACCCCATTCTAGGTAAAGTAAGTGCTACTTCTCCTCTGGTACTTGTATCTGCTACTCTAGCAATCCTAGTTAGGAATTTTTGTTTTGTAGAGTATGCTAAAGGAACTCTTAATGCTTGTGCAACTGCACCAGATGAATTTTTCCTCTCAATGTTTATATCATTGAATATTGTTCCAAAGACTATAATGGCCTTTCTTATATGTTCGTGATAGTATGATTTATCTTTAAACATTATGAGCCTCCTATTTCACCAAATGGATTTGTTTCACTAAAGTCTAATATACCTTCTAATGTTAGTATATTATCAAAGTCTTGATTGTCTATTGGTTCGGATACAGATGTAGAGTAAGCTTCTGTAATTAAACTACCGCCATCTTCTTTAAGGAACAATCCACTATCTTCTAATTGGAATTGATACTCTAACATATCTTGAGAGTATTTAGTTTCTATAGCATCTATTTCTGCAATACCTGTATCCAAATCTTCTGAACTGTATTCGAATAGTTCACAAGTTAATTTAAATACATATATTTGGTTTGCCTGATAAAATGGATTTTGAAATTCTACATATTTAATCTCGAATAGAGATTTTGTTCTTTGAAAGTATATTAAATCTCCTTCCACAGGTCTTGCTTTACGAGATACAGTAGGATTTTGTCTTGTTACCATATCCTCCCATCGTCTTTTTGCTAGTACAAAAGTTGCTTGATCTCTAACTTCCATACCAAATCTTGTAAAGATATCTCCCTGTCCTTCAAAGCCTTGTACATTTTCCAAATACATTTCTAAAGGATAAGCTTCTGTAAAACTAGTCAATTGAGATTCGTCAAATACATTATCTTTATTTACCATTGTTCTAGGCAAATAAAATGTATCGTGTCCGTATATTTTTAGGCTTTCTATTATAAGATCTTCGATTAAACGCTGTTCGTTTGTTGATCCTATCCCTGTGCCTGACTGAAAATAATTATTAGTAGGCATGATATTATCCTATCATAAAACTTGGAGGTAGTTCGTATTTAAGTTGCATCTCCTGTTCAATTTGTTGTATCTCTTCTATGGCTTCGTTGTATATTTGTTGGCCATCTAAAGTTACACCTCCAGGCATTTGTATGCCAGCAAACTTCTTAATATTTTCTCCCCATTGTTTCTTAAATAAAGCTGTTGTATATTTCTTAAGAAACATATCATCATAAACTTCTGTATATGTTGCAGGATCTATAATAGCGTATGCTTCTGCTACAACATAGTCACCAATATTAAATGTCTTATCCCAATCTGTGTCTATATAAAGTCTGTCTGTTTTCCTATTCCAACGAATTTGTCTATCGCCTGTCAATAGTTTTTCTAATGTTGTTAAATGGGTTTGTACGACTGAATAATATATCATGTCTGCTCCCATTAAATTATATAGATCATTCATTCTAAACTGATACATTAGATCAAACAGTTGTCCGTCCCTTGTATTGTTAGTTGCTGCACCTCCAAAGTTAAATACTCTAGTTATACCTAGTATATTATTACTTATAGGAAGATAACCTTTTTCTATATCTCCCTCTGTATAAGTATCTGTGCCATGTAGTGTAGCCGTAGAACCTGTTCTATCCCCTGTGATTGTTTCTCCACCCTGGAATGTGCCTGATTTAACTTGTTCTATTAATATAAATTGTGCTGTTGAATCTGCACCGTCTACTATTGCTGTAGCTCCTGAGGTTCCACCTGTAATAATTTCTCCCTTATCAAAATTACCTGCTAGGTTAGCAGTTAGCTTTAACTTTGATCCTACGATTTGATGTTTTACATAAGTTCTTTCTACACCATCGAAATGATACTCTTGAAAGAATTGTAATGCGTCATCTATCCTATCAGATAGTTGCCCTTCATCAACATTTATTTCAATAACAGGAGCACCCAATCGCCTTAAGCAATAATCTTGTAAATCCTGTCTGCTAGCTAAAGCCATTTGCTACTCCTAATTAAGTTTTGTACCACTGCTATTATATATGGCCGTTCCTGTGATAGTCGCTGTAGAACCTTCTCCCTGTGTATGGGAAATTGTAATACCGTCTCCACCTGAAACCTGTGCCATATAATTGCCTGTAGTGTCTGTACCTAAAGCAACACTATTTGCTGCTATAGTTAAAGCAGTTGCTAAGTTACCTGAGCCATCAAAGTCTCCTGTACCTGTAACATCTCCTGTAAATGATAAAGTTCTTGCTGTTGCAAGTGCCGAAGCTGTTGCTGCGTTTCCTGTACATGAACCTGAACTACCACTAACATTACCTGTAACATTACCGGTAACATTACCTTCTAAGTTTGCAACAAGTGTTCCTGTTGTAACTGTAAGATCGCCAGTGCTTGCTCCTGTAAATGAGCCTGTACCCATTAGGAACTTGTCTGCACTTTCGTCCCAACCAATAAATGCGTTATCTGAGTCTCCTCTTTCGAGTACTAGACCCATGTCATTACCTGGTGTTCCAGTTGTTCCATTACCTAACTCAATAAGTCTATCTGCTATTGTTGAGTTTGTGGTATCTAAAGTTGTAGTCGTTCCGTTTACATCTAGGTTACCTGTAACTGTTAAATTACCTGTTGCTGCTACATCTGCAAATGTAACATTACTAGATGTTGCTACTGCTTGTCCTATTGAAACTGCTGTGCCTGAAACAGAAACACCAGTTCCTGCTGTTAGCGTTGTAACATTAGCCGAACCATCAAATGATACACCATTTATTGTTCTTGCTGTTGCTAATGTTGTAGCTGTAGTTGCTAGGCCAGGAGTTATATTAGCAGTACCATCAAATGATGTACCACCTATAGTCCTAGCTGTT